GGCTGATTGCGAATCGTCGTTATCAGCTCCAACAACCTAAGAAAGGCCCTATCATTCCAAACCCCCTTAAACATATCAAGCGATTAATCGATTATAATAAATGGAGGAAAAAACGTGCAGGCGCTATCCTTACAGGGCCGAAGGACGAGGGAGAGTATTGGTGATGGGCTCTGGTCAACAGGGATTTGGACAACTCGATAATGCCACAAGTTGATTTCACATGGTATCAGCCGGTTAACGAGATTCAGCGGCAATTTCATGTGTCGAATGCACGGCACCGGCTTTTGATTGGCGGTTATGGCGGGGGCAAGACGTTTCCCGCCATGATTGAGGCCTTCAGGCATATGTGGGACAACCCACGGCATGAATTTTTGGTAGCGAGAAATACCTGGGATTCTCTTGAGCAGAACATTGAATCGGAAATGCTTGAGGTCGCCGAAATGACCAAGTCCATAAAAAAATGGGACAAGACCAAGCATGACCTTTACCTTTGGAATGACCATAAGTGTATGTTTCGGCCCCTTTCTCTTTCCAGGGCCCAGCTTAAAGGCATGCACCTCTGTGGGTTTCTTTTGGATGACCCGGACGAACAGGAGTATTGGGGGGTGATAACGTTTTTATATTCTCGTCTGCGGGATAAATTCGTGAAAGCAAAGGCGTACCGGACCATCGTGACGGCTAACTGGGAAGGGTATCATGGGTTGTGGCGGACGTTCATGAAGGACAAAAACCCTGGGGAGTTTTCTCCAGAGGACCCATATGCTTATTGGATGGTCCGGACTGATGATAATCCGACGTTGCAGCCTGATTACGTGAAGGATTTGTCAAGGATTCATTCAGAAGCATGGATGGACCGGTATGTATATATGCAGAACCTTGACCGGTATTCCGGGCTGGTTTATCCAGAATTTGGCCGTCATAATTTTGAGGATTTATCATGGATTAAAGACCGTGAGAAGTCGAAAGACATGATGAAAATAATGGTAGTTGACAATGGCCTGGGGGTCACTGCTGTCGTCAAGATGGCCTGTGATTGGCGTCATATCTATATTTACGATGAATGGTATAAACAGGGCATTGTATCTTCGGAGCTTGGGGAATACCTTCGTGGTGAAATGATGGCCGACAATTACCGGGCGGTCGTGATTGACCCCGCTTCGGCCCGGGGCGACCAGACCAGCGGGACCAGTGTGAAAGCTGATTTATGGGATAAATACCGTATTCGGACAGAAGGGGCGGTGAATGACCGGACCACGGGAATTCAGATTGTTCGGGACTTCTTAAAGCCGGCGGATGAAAAAGAACCTCCGGTGATTCAGTTTGATGCCCGGTCTTGCCCCAATGCCAGGGCAGAATTCCGGAAGTATCGTCGGAAAATGCCTCGTGATTTTGATGAAGATTCTTTTGATTATTCCGATGATGTGGTCAAAAAACATGACCACACCATGGACTGTATTCGGTATGGTTGTTGCTATTTCCGACGGTTTATTACCAAAGTGGGCCGAATTCAGGATATGATTAAACGGGAAAGAAAAGAGCTTTGGAAAGCTCGTTTAGAGAAAATGAAGTTGTATCAGGAAAACCCGCGGTTACGGAGGGCCCATAAACTCCAGGACATTTATCGTCGGAACGGGTATAAACTACAAGGTCAAAAAGTTGTCCGTATTAATTCCGAACAAAGGATAGAGGCATAATGCTATTACATAATTTATCTTCTGAGAAATTGGCCGAGTTGGAATCGTTTTTATCGCAACGATTCAAAGAGCTTGAGGATGCCCGAAGCGATTATGACAATGAAATCCTGGAGAATATTCAGGTCTACAATAATATCGACAAGAATATCGACCAGAAGGAAGATTGGGAGGAAAAATTTCGTATTCCGTATATCTGGACTGTAATCCAGACGATTGTTGGACGTGTTCGGCAAGCGTTGTTTTCTCGGACAGATTATCTGAAGGTTTTTGGCGAGGACGAAACTTTTAGAAATATAGAAAAAGACCTTACCAGATGGTTTCAAAGTGAAATGGATTATGTCCAGATGCGCCGGCAGGCCAAGGGGTATATTGAGAGGGCGGTCCGGGACGGAATGTGCTGGCTACAGATTGCTCCTCGGCCTAAAGACAAGGACCATAAGACGTGGTTTTTTGACCTTATTCAACTGGGTTGGTTTGACGTGTATTTTGACCCTAAAGCTCAACACGTAATGGATACGGACTTCTTTGTTAAAAAGCGCAAGAAGCTGTGGAAAATTATGCAGCGGCCTTCGGACTTTTTTCAACTTGACGAGTTGATGCAGACTGATCCTCCTGATATTGACAACTTGAAAGATAAATACAAAGCCTTGTCCGGCAATGCTAATATCTCATATTACGAGTTGCCTGAAACTAAGATGACAGCGGAAGTGGAATTATTGGAATGGCTGGGGGAATATGATTTCGGAGAAGGGGACCCCCGGGACCCGGACTATAAGGCTGATATAAAAGAAGTCATTATAACTTTTGCTAATCGTAAAAAGATTATTCGCATTGAGGTCCAGGAGATTCGTACTCGGAAGAAGCGTTTATTATTCCCTATCCGTCCTATCGTGCAGGAAAATTTGCTTTTGGGTAAATCAATGATATCGGTGATAAAAGACCTCCAGTATGAGTTGAATGAGATTAGGTCCCTTCGGATGGACAACGTCAAGCAGAACGTCAAATTGCTTTGGAAAGTGAAGAAAAACCGTGACATTGAGCTTGATGAACTTTTCGGGGAGGGCGGCAATGTGGTCCATGTTGAGGAGGCGGATGACGTCACCTTATTTCAGACTTTAAATTTGGTACAGCCGCTTTCTTATATTTCTCAGGACTTATTACAGGACATGCAGCAGACTTCGGGGGCGGTGGACCATGTCATGGGGACTTCAGCTGCCCGGGGGATAACGGAGACAGCTTCGGGCATTAAGCAAATGACCGATAATGCTGTCTTTAAATTCAATATGATGGGGGACAACATAAAAGACGACCTGGTCGAATGCATGAATTTCATCGTGATTTTGCGGATGAAATATGCCAAGGATGATATTTTGCTGAAATTTCCGGAGATAAAGCCTTTCTTAGAACAGCCTGACGTGATGATGGAGGAGAACACGTTTTTCGATATTGACATGAGTGATTTGGCGGAGCGAAAAGATGTCGAACGGGCCCAGTGGGTCAATATCTTAAATGTCATTATTCCGGCCCTTCAGCAGATTGGCGGCAACATGAAGGAGTTATTGAGGATTGTATTCAAACAATTTAACGTCCCCCAGATAGACACCTTATTCCAGCCTGACGAACAGACACAACAAGTTATGGCTGCGATGCAATGGGCCCAGTCTCCGGAAGGACAGATGGCCATGCAGCAATTTATGCAGTCTCAAGCAGGGGCGGCTCAGGCCCCGGGTGGCCGGCGGGGAGCGGCCCAGGTGACACGTCAAAATCCTTCTGAAGCGGTCCCCGAGCAAGAGGCCGGGGCGCAGCTTAATCTGATGAGGTAAGTATGGACCAGGCGCAATTAACCGAAGAACAGATGGTCAAACGGGCGTCGGACGTTCAACAGATGATGAATATGCCTGGTTGGCGTCATGTTATGGAATATTTCAATCATCGTATCGACCAGTTGAACAACTTGAAATCTATGGGTAAAATGCATACAAATGAAATAGTGGTCGAGGTTCGACAACGACAGACCAGGATATCGGTTTACGAGGAGCTTTTAGGGACATTGAAAGTATGGGTGTCGAAAGGTACTAAAATATTCAATAAAAAGGAGCGACAACAAAATGCCTGAAGTATTACCTGAAGAACTCCGTGGAGGGGCACCGGAAGAAGATTTCGGTCCGTTACCGGACGAATTGGCAGCTGATGCAGGAGCAGAAGCTGGGGCCATGGCTGGTGCGGAAGCCGGCATGATGGCAGAGGAAGAAATTGCCCCTGGGGAACAAGCGCCTGCGCCTGGAGCGACGATTATGATTTCTCATGCGGATTATCCTGAATGGGCGGCATTACAGCCTGGGGCGCAAGCAACAGTCGAAATTATCGCAAATGACCCGGAGACAGGGCAAACAGAGATTGCCCTGGTACAAGCGTAAGGAAGGAGACGACTATGGGAAAACAAGCCGGCGTATTCGACGGTATTTCTTCAATGGAAGCCGTGGAACAAGAATTAGGTGATATGATGAATTATGACCAGGGCTCAGAACCTACCGACGGAACACAAAATCCGCAGAATGGTGACGGGAATCCTTCAGGTGATAATGATTCAGGCCAAGAGCCTAAGCCGGATTTTAAACGGCTGGCAGCAGAGAATAAGAATATGCAGGAAAGCAATCGGCAAATGGCCGAGGAGCTGAAAGCATTGCGAGAAAAGGTATCGGTGACGGACAGGATTCAGCAAGCGTTCTCCGATGACAAATCCGAACGGGATGACCAGGCGCGTCAACTTGCCGAGCAAGCGGCCCTGGAAGAAGACCCGTATGGATTTATTTCTCAAAAACTGGCCGAAATGGAACAGTCGGTT